TCGCCCGCCCCGCGCGTGTTGAGTTGATAGCGCCGGCGCTGGCGGGTAAACCAACATTCATTCTCCCGGTTCGGGTACTCCCCGCCCAGTTCCAGAAACGCTTCCCGAAACGAGATATCCTCATATTCCTGCAGGAAGGTAAACACATCACCGTTTGCACCACACGCAAAGCAATAGTAATCTTTCTGGTAAATCTTCATTGACGGCGTACGGTCCCCTTTGTGAAAAGGGCACTGGATGAACCCTGCCCGGTTTGGCACCGGCAGCCCGCAACGCTGAAGCACATCCCGCATGAAAACTGATCCTTTAATCTCTTCGCTTGTCATACCGCGTCCTCCGCAGCCCAATCAAATTCCCCGCGTTCCAGACGTTCTTTCAAGTCACGCTTTAGAATTTCATAGATCAGCGTTGCAGACGTTTCTTCCTTGCACATAATCAGCTGGAAATCATAACGATTCTGCCATGCAAGGATTGATGCCAGGAATGCAGCTGGATTGTACATGCTCCTGTACTTCCCTGCCAGAAGCTTCTCCCATGTGGCGTTTTCCACTAGCAGGAATATCCTCGCCCCGTTTTCTTTTGCCCTAGCGAACTCTGCCTCAAAGCGTTTCCGCGACCGGGTAAAGCACCCTGCCAGCTCATCCAGATTCATCTTCCGTTCCACGGCGATCGGTGCCGCCACCTCATGCGGAGAATATTCCAAAAAACTGCTTCCATCCGGCAGAACAAAATTATAAGCATAGTCCCCATAAGACAGTGCCTGTCTGACATACTCGCAGGGGAAGCGGTTGTACCGCTCCCTCGCCCTTTCCGTATCTTGCTCTCTGGTATCTACCAATACTTCCATAGAGCGCAAGCAGTTTTCGACTTCAAAATGGTTCATGGCAGCCTCCCATTCAAAACGGAAGTTCCTCGTCAATTTCGTCCGGAATGTTCATGAATCCATCAGCGCCCTGCGTTGCCCCTGTCGGATATGTATTCCTTCCAGTCTTCAAAAGCGTATCTTTCGGGATCGTGAACTTCCCGTCACGAATCCGCTGCGCATCCATCAGGCTGTGGCAGCTTGTAAAGAACCCATGCCGCCCCTCAAAATCATATTCTTTGTTGTTGAACAGTCCGCCGATGATCTTTCCTTTCAGGGTTTTCTCGTTCCAGTTCCAATGATATCCCTCGTTAGAAGTTTCAAATGCCTCCATGACCGTCTTAAACCGACGCTTCGTCCAGTTATCCTGATCGGAACCATCATCCTTTGGACAATACAGCCGGTAGACACCTTTCCATTTCTTATCTTCTTGCGTCTGTGCATCATAATTACGCTTATAAAATCCTGCCTGTTCACCTTCTGCGATATCAAATGCGATTACCAGCACATCGCTGTTCCCGTTCTTCCCTTCGTCCAGACGCACGTTCTGAATCTTTAAAACATACCCACCTGTCGGCAGTTTCTCGTTATCAGAATAAGCCTGTGTATCTTCATAACCATTCCATTTTTTCATCGTCTTACTTCTCCTTTAAAATTCCTGCAGTGCTTCAATCACCGCGGTAATATCATTGTCGATCTCCCTGTCCGCAAAAGCTCCCATAGGGCTCTTTGCCGTGGACAAATTTGCCTGTGTTTCAAAAACATATCTACCGTCCACGCATTTGCTCAGAAGCACCGTAGAAAACTTACTCTCCAGCGTAATCTTGTCCAGCTTCCTGCCAGATGTTTTGATCCGAGTGAACATATACCCATTCTCGTCATGATCCGTCTGGGTATGTGCCACAAACACAATTGTTACATCATCCCTCATCGTCAACGAATAATCGATCAGGTCATAAATGCTCTGGGCAAGATCCTGCCATTTGTCGTACCCCTTTTCCTTAGCCCTCCGCATCTCATCTGCAACCATCAGGCCGTTAATGGTATCCACTACCACAACCTTGATGTGTTTCATATTTTCCTGCTCATTGACTTTCCGGAGCGCATTGAGTGCAACCTGCGGGAAATCCGTGACAAGATAATTTTTGTTTGCACCATTGAAGTCAGCCTTCCATCCTTTCCAGGACAATCCTTTCTTATCGCAGTCAATATATAAAGTCGTCTCTGGGGCAAGCTTCCTCATGGACGTTGTTTTCCCTGTGCCGGATTCCCCAGCAATGCATACTACATGGCTCATTGATGTTTCTTCCTCCTGTGTTCCCTTATTTAATCCTCAGATGTTCCCCTCGTTCTTTTAACGTTGCAAACGGCAGTACCTTTCCTTCCGTCAGTGCCTCGCGGATTTTTGACATGTCCGGAATCTTCTTCATATAATCGTCCGGGACTGCTACCTCATCCACCTCCATCGGAGCGACGCCGCCATTTTTGCAGATTGCAAACGAGTAAAAGTCCGTCTTAAGCTTCTTCCGATTACAAAGGATCATAGCTGCCTTCAAACGGTCTTTCAGCACCTTGCTCCGGTTGTGCAACTGCTCTGCGCGCGCTGCCAGCCGATCAGCCTCATTTTCAAACTTCACAGCTTCCGCATCCAGTTCCGCCATAATCTTTGCATATCCGTCCGCCTTCTCCTCCAGCTCGCCGTCCATGCCGTCCAACGTGTCTGTGATGACCTTCATCTCCAGATTGTCCGCGGACTCCATCATTTTATACAGTTCCAGATACTGTCCTGTGATTTCATACAATGTACTCATTTTCTTCTCTTACCTCCTGTTCAGTCTCCTGCATTGCCTGCATAATTCTTTTCATGCGCTTTTGCGCTTTTGCTTTCATATCTATTGTCGGGCTTGCATTCTCTCCGGATTATTTCTGATCTGTATACATGTCACTCCTTCAGACATCTCTGAAATCTCTCAAAAAGCTCATCCATTGCTTTCTCGATTTCATCCATTTCCGGCATTGTCTCACGCTTTATGTCAAATGCTTCTTTCATGCCCACATTCAGCGCTTTCCACAAAACATCCTTTGCCGTTCTTTTGGGAACGCCACTATTTAAAAGCGTTTCGGTCACAGCTGCAGATGCCACCGAAAAATCCACAAGGACATCCCAGCCCGATCCTTTTATGGTTACTTCTCCGTTTTCTGATTTAATCATTGCATTCTCTCCATTCCCGCCTTATACTAAAAGCGTAATTTTTTTTCATTGGCGCCGGTACTTTGGTCGGTTCAGCGCCTTTTTCTTTTCCGGCTTCTTAATTCTTCTTCGCGTTCCGCGCACAGCACTGTTGCCACAAAACAGCCGGCGGCGGCGACCGTCAGTACCGTCGGCGTGATCATCATGCCAAACGTCTCCCACATAATCAGCGCTGCCATAATCAGCACCGTTCCGGTCATCAGACACACATCAGACTTGTCCATCTTTACTTTCACCTCCTGTTCTCCAGCTCAAAGATCGCCCACCTCAGCGCCGAAGCCGCTTCGGTATCCTTTTTCCGCTCTTTTTCTTCCAGCAGCTCATAAAGCTTGTCGATCTTTTTCTGATCCATAAAACACACCTTCTCTTTCTTTTCCCAGAACCCTATTGAGCTTCTCCCGCATAATGATGTAACGGAATCCTGTTCCCTTTGAATTTGGAAGGACAAGGCCAATATCAATCAGTCCGCGCTTCATGTACTCGCGCAATCCCTGCGGATTCATCCCCAGTTCCCTTGCCGCATCCAGCAAACTTACTCTTTCGCATGTGCTCACTGCTTTCACTCCTTTCATCCGGTTTTCAAGTAACGGTTAATGAAATACTGCTGTCCTTTTCCAGTTACTTTTGTCGTCTTCGTAGTAACATTGCATCCATTCCCATCTATATGAGTGGATTCTTTGATTTCAAACAGTCCCATTTCCATAGCCCGCTGCGTCGGCATATTCCAGTTGTTTCCCTTCTGTTTAATCAGATAGCCATCTTTCCGCAGCGTTTCAAACAACCGGTTCTGCCCCGTGTTTATGCCGTTCTGTTTCAGAATCTTTGCCAAATCTCCGATTAAAATAGATGTCTTGCTGGCAGATACAGCGTCTGCGAAGATTTCCTTTGGCTTCATGCGGTCAACGTCCGTCTGGAGCCTCTTGTTTTTCTCACGCTCCTCTTTCAGAGCAGTGAAAGCCTTGATAGCCATTTCTGGATTATTCAACAGCTCATCTACCGCATAAGCCCCATGCTTTCTGATAGCTGGAAGCACTTCAGATGTTACCCAGTGCTTAAAGCGCTTTGCTGATTCAAGCTTGCTGCCGAAGATTAAAGCGTAAAGACCAGATTCGTTGATGATAGTCATATTTTGCTTTCCACTAGGTGTTTCCATTTCGGCAACACCTCTGTCTACCTCTTCAACTTTTTTGGATACCGCACTTCTCGGTTCAGCATACCCCAGCGCCTCCGCCACATCTTTGCCAACAAACCACGGCTCATTATTAATGGTTACTGTTCGGATTTCTCCAAACTCTTCCGAATTAAAAATTTGTAATTCGTTCATTCAACCTCCCTGTCTCTTGCTTCCCAACCACCTCCGTCCTATACTGTACTCACAGGCTCCCGCCAGAGCCGAGTACGAAAGAAAGGAGAACTCCAATGACTACTACTGAATTGTGCGAACTTTTTTCCGCTGAAATTGCGAATACTTTTGATGGAAACAAAGAACTCATCAAAGAACAATTATTCAACGGAACCACAACTGACATGACAGAAGAACAGATTTATTCAAGAATGGCTCTTAATTCTATTATTTTATCTGCAAATCTTTCTGCTCAAGTAGTTGTGACAGGTCTGGTATCGTTAGGGGTAATACCAAAGAATGCTCTTGAGGCTGCGAAAGTGAAGCCTCAATTGCATCTTGTAAAATCTTCGATGGAGAATTCTGACCATCCCGAAGAATAACTTCGATGCGCTTCAACGTATTATCAATGCTTTGGAGCGTATCTTTTTTTCGAAGTTCCTCTAATCTGGTATGCTTTTTCCTCATCCCTCTCACCTCCTCTACTCTTCTGTTTGGAAAAGATGATTATCTTCCCGCTTGTCTTTTCTCCTTATCTTTCCTATAATCGGTGTACAGGCTCATGTCCGAGCCAAGTATCGACAAAAGGAGAACCCTAATATGCCTTACTCTGGAGCCACAATTTGTTTGAACGGCCATATTGTCAGTAAAGCGCAGGCCAACTCTCAAAAATACTGTTCTGTTTGTGGAAAGGAAACCTTTTCTCGTTGTCTCAACTGTCGCGCATCGCTTCGCGGTCTCTGGGAGACCCCTGGCGTCATTGTGGTAGGCCCCCGTAATTACACCAAGCCTTTCTACTGCTACGAATGTGGTGCGCCTTATCCCTGGACTCAAAACATTCTGGATAATGCTGTCGAATTGCTTTCTTTGGATGATGATTTAGACGAAATATCCAAAGATTTAATCAAGACAGCAATTCCTGAACTGATAACCGATACTCCCACTACGCCAATTGCTGTCGCAAAATATAGAAAAGGAGTTTCA